AATCTCAACAATTGCAAGGGCAAAAGAGTCTTCACTTCTAGCAGGGTCTATACCTAAACAATACGACTTTCCAACAGATCCCGCAACCTGAGTTGAGAAAGTAGTCTTGCTACACGCTTCCAGAAGAGACGCCTTATAGAAAGCATCCGTATCAGGAATAAAGGCAGCCTCATACTCCATTCGGAATTCGAGGCTAGACATTTCTCGTTTCGCTGACTCAACGTTATCCTTGTCCAGGAATCCAGGAGGCAGCAGCTTGTAAGGTACCCGGAAAACAGCGTACTTCTCATTGCCCGCCATCATCTCTTCACGATAAATCTTGTATAGTTCATACATGTGATTAAACGTAAAATAGCCGGACGACGTGATTATAATCTGATTAGAACTACCCTGCTTATCAATTTCTTCTTGGGTGATTAATCCTTTTTCTAACAGGACCTCTTGACGCGCAAGTCTTTCTACATTCTCCATAGGATCAGCAACGGTGGCTGCCATAGGCCTAATAACCAAGTTAAAGATCTCTTCAGGAATATGAGGGAACTCGTCGCAGACAATGGTAAAGAATCGTGAACCACGAATCTTGGTACCATCACCAAGCGGGATAGCTTGAACCAGCGAACCAGGTTGACCAGCTACTGACTTAAACCGTATGTAACAGTTATCTGACTGTTGGGTGGGTCTTTTCTCGCAAGCATCTCTCAGAATAGGAGATCTTTGATATAGGCGAGAACATTCGTCGAAGATAAGTTTTGACTGACGAAAGGTGGGAGCGATGAGTCCTACACGGTGACCTGGATAAAGCATGGCTTTTAGAACAGCTAGTACGGCTTGAAGGAATGTCTTACCTGCACCACGACACATGATCGCCATGACGTAGTTCTTAAACCACATAGACCGCAAGACTACTTTCTGAATGCTAGATAATTTAATATTCAGTAAGTCTTCTGCGGCTATTTCAGGATATTTTCTGTAGAACTCAATGAGATCGGCAGCAGCTGCTGTGAACTCGGGATCATCTGTTTGCATTAGTACCCGTCGTCTTCCAGGACCTTCATTAATTTCTCAGATGTCTCGTCTACTTCAGCCAAAAGGGCATCGATCTTTGCTTGCTGTACGCTCTTCTCTGCTCGGTCGTGTATTACAACAAGATCAACGATAGTAACATCCAAGTCTGACCTGGAATCTTTACGATCTACTCTACGACTGGCTAGATTTTCCTTAGCTGACTGCTTTCTTTTGTAAATCTTTTCGAGCGATTGTGAAACCGCAATATGCGCCTGTGGATCATTCTTTGTCGCTTGGAGTAATCTCATTTCCATAACATCACTCTTAGCAATTTCAAAGATATCATCTACATCGGCCGCTGTGGGCTCCTCGTTCTTAAAGTCTGCCAGGTACTGAACGACGATTCCGGTGAATCGTTTCTTTTCGGCAGGCGTAAATACTCCCCGCTGAGGAATCAGCTTCTTAATCAGGGTAGGACTTAACTTACGTCCTGCCGTGATCTCTTGTGCCTGGTCATCGTCGTCCTTATCGGTAGTAAGGACTTCTGGGACAACAGGCGCTTGGTACTGCTTTAAGTTCTTGCGGCTATTGGCATTATTGTGCCTTTTACTAGCCGGATCTTTCGCCGCGGCGTCGTTTAATTCCTTCTCATTTATCTTTGGCTTATCGGTCATCTGTCCCCCGAACGAACAAAGAGAGGAGGAGAACTGTAGACAGTTCACCCCTCACTATAAAGGCAGTTAATCAATTAAAACATGTATTTGTTTAGTTATATCAATGGAGTAGAGCGTTTTCCGCTTTGGTACATGAACCCAATGCTTTTCTCAAATCGTTTGCTGCATCGAGTAAATCACACATCGCTTCCTGGTGTGCGTAGATAGAACTAGAATCATATTGGTACTCAAGATATGCTTGTGGAAGATCTTCAATAGTTCTCGTCTCAATATACCTACGAATATCACGTAGTTCCGTCTCAGACTTTATATCCCGCATGGCAATAAGTAATTCCTTACGGTTAGAATCAAAAAACTCTTCCTGTCCAGGGTACTCTGCCCGCATCTCCTCGAAACGATGTAGACATTTTGTCTCTAAGTCCACATGGGCGCGCCCTGTAGCGATTGCTTGTCGTTCGGCTTGGGATTTGGATCCGCCAAGCTTAGACTGTCGCATCTTTTCTCTAGTACTATCTCCCGGCCTTAACTCTATATGAGACTGTCGCATCTTTTCTTTCGTCTCATCAGAGTGCTTATATCCGGGCTTTCTTCCTTGTGCCATTTTAGATGTCCTGTACTTCCGTGTTTTGCAACTTGCTCTTTCGCTCCAGCGAATCTTCCTGAAAGACCATTTCCACAGCCTTTCCAAGGAGTTGAGCATCTACTCTTACTTTAACAACGTCTCTGGTGATCTCTGTAACTGTTCCCTCGAAGTCCTTAAAAGGTCCGCTAAGGAGCAACACAGTCTCTCCAGGAGTAAACCTGCTTGTCTTGATCTCAGTCAGGAGTTTGCCTTGAGCCTCCTCCATCCTGAGGATCTCGTCATCGGTTACGGTGCCTGCGTAAGTAGTTACAAATGGGTACTGACTCATCTTATGGAATACTTCGTCGTGATTGTCGTAGCGAACGAACAGATATCCTTCGTATAAGGGCCTATCCTTAACTCTGATACCTCTCTTCGTTTGGTACTCTTTCTTGACGAGAGGGTAAAAATACTTGTCGATTTCGGGGACGTTCTCTCGTATGTGCCCGATAACGTTCTCGTATCTGTTCCTCTTAATTACCCAAGAGTGCCATCGCTTGTTTACGCTCATTTAAATCTCCCTGTGTTCAAGACAATTATAACAGGAATTTCCGAAATATGCAAGTCTATTAGTCTTTTTTCTTGGCTTCTTCTTCTAAGCGGCGCTTCTCGCGCATCTCAAGTATATCAGAAGCGGTAGCGAAAATTCCGGGGGTGAAGTCCCTGTCTTCTCCCCTTTTTTCTGCTTCAGGGTTGATAACCTTCGTGGACTTCTTACACCCCTCACATACCTTCATATACGTATGCTCCGATCCATAGCTCTCAAACCCACATTCTTCACACTCAATTAGGATGTCCCTACGGTGAGAACGTACTACGCTCTTCTTAGGAAAGGTGAAGGGTAGTCGATCTAGAATGTGCTTGTTCTTATCATTGTGCTCGTGGATCATGTTCTTGTACTTAGAAGAACCCATCTCCTGCTCAAGAGGAGACTGACGTCTCGAAGTACCTGCGTCCACTTCCCCTCCATACAACTCGGGGTTAGCTTTGGCTATCTGTTCTCCGACCTTCTTTGAGTCTCGCTTAATCTGCTCGACATTTAAAGTGGTCTTCGGTGCGTTCTTGTTTTTCTTAGGCACTTAATGCTCCTTAAACAACATTGACCGTAATAACTGATACCCCCTCAGGGGTACGTAAGTACATGGAGGGATCAAAATCCAAATGGGGACTCGTCTGTGATGTAGATCCGGCCTGTCCGAGTCTACCATCCAAAGAACCTACTCCACCTCTAAACTGGGTATCAAATTCGTTAATGGCAGTGTCCGCAATAACTCCCTGCGCAGAAACCTCGATACTGAATACTCGCGCCTCAATAGACATAGAACCCAAAGCTCGATCTGCAGGGATGTTATATCTAAAAGTAAACTCTGCAGTGGGCGTGCTCTGCTGCGCGCTTCTATCTAATGCTATTCTATCCACAGGCTGGCCATCTATAAACAACGTGGCGGACATCACAGAAAGGATGTGAGTACCGGTAACGTTGATTGCGATGATAGTTCCGCGGGTAACAGAAGCACCGGGAGAAGGTACAGTGATTGTGGCTGAAGGGAACAAAGCACCAAAGTCTGTGGCAGCTAGCTGTGCTCTCTGCGCGTCCTGTGCTGCTGCGTTCGCTGCAGTGTCAGTAGATCTGTTAGGGGACTCAGGTCTTAGCTCTTTAGTACTACCTACCCGAATGACACGCTTCGGTGCAAAAGGATCTTGACCTTCAATAGGAACAAGTCCCTTATATACTCTAAAGATATCCCCGATCTGCTCTGGGCTATCCTGATCGTGCCAAGCGATCTCACGACCGCGGGGATTATCTCCAAGAGGATACGTAGGACGTCTCTTAATGAACTGATTGCCCTCAGCGGTACCCCGTACTACATTGTCAGCTGCGAAAGAGTGTCCTAGACCTCTTCCGTCTGTGTCTGTGCTGTCTCTTCGTTCTACCATCCTAGTCCCTCCAAGGAGTTTTCAACGCTGACAAAAAACTCGTCCAAAGAACCGTTGCTCTAGATTATTTTGGTGCGGCGATCAAGTTCAAAAGTCGGACCATCTTCTCGCGAAGCTCTTCCTCCGTCCCGTTATTATCAATGATGATGTCACAATCGGTAGCGAGGATTTTACAGGTAGGATCTACCTGAGGTACTCTTGTCGAAGCCTCTACCCAGATACTCAGATCAGATAGGTGGCGAGCTGCTAAAAACTCAACTCGGCTTCGGATGCCCACATACATATCATACTTACTGAAAATGGAGGCGGAAAGCTTTGACTCGTCATCTTTGTTGAAGTCCCTGATAGCGTTGTACCATTCCATCCGGTGGTTCACCCTATCCTCATAACACTCGTCCAGAGAATCATAGGTGATACCCAACTTCTCTAACCACGGAGTAACAACATGTTCCGCACAGAACATCGAGGAGGATTCAAACGTAAGTCCACAAATCTCCTGAATTATTTCTCCTACGGTATCCTTACCATGTCTACCGTGCCCGATAACAAATATCTTGGGCCGAACTTCTGACATTTCAAATCCTCCAGCGGTTACCTTTAGTGGCTTTTTCTAGTTGACTAAGACCTTGCTTGATACGGTCATTAGCTTTCTTCATGGTACGCTTGGAGTTTTCCAACTCCTTCGTAACCTTCTTGATCCCGAGTTCCACCTGCTCAGACGGTCGGGATTTAGGTAGCACTGTAATCTCAATCATCGCTTCCGGACAATCGAACTTATCCCTACACTCACAGTTACCTTTCAAATAGTTCTCATATGGGCAGAAGCAGGTGACGTCACCGTCGTCGTCCAAATTTACGATCGCTCTAAAAGCGGACATTAAACTCCCGCTCCCGTTATATTATACGTGGAATTTGGAAGCGGGTCAACCTGTTTATTCGTAAAATTGATTCTCTGAAAAATAGTGTAGTTAACCGTGCCGTTCTCTTCGTCCTCAGACTTCTCTTTCTGGATAGGCTTAAAGTCTGTACGTGTCCACTTCGGAAAGAAAGCATCGCCTTCGTACTTCTTACCCTTGATGAAAGTTACGTAGATGCGATCTACTCTATCCAGACACTGCTCATACAGGCTCTGACCGCCGATGATGAAAACCTCACGCCCGCTAGCGCATGCGAAACTTAGAGCGACGTCGAGGTCTGCAAATACGTGCGCGCCCTCTGCCTTATACTCAGGATCCTTAGTCACAATGATATTGAGTCTCTTAGGGAGTACTCGACCAATAGATTCGAAAGTCTTGCGGCCCATTACAATAGCAGAATTG